TCGAAGAACTCTACGCGATTGCCGGACTGTTGGCAGAAAAGCGGCATGAGGCAACGTATTCGCAGTTAGCAACGGCGGCGGGTATCTTCACTGACAAGTTGCAACTGCTGACCGGACAGGCAACAAGCCGCGCGGACGTGCGCGTTAGCAACGTTCCACCGATCCCCGATGACCAACTTGATCACATCTTCTCAGAGTGAGCGCAGTCAACGCGCAATCGAGTTAGCCCGTTCCAATCTGACCACGTTCAAGCAAATTCTATTCCGCCGTTACCAGCGTGCGCCGCATCTGGATTTACTGGATCGCGTACTCATGCAGGTAACGCGCTACGTGGAAACGAATGGCAAACACGGCATCGGGCGTCTTGTGATCGAGATGCCGCCTAGACACGGCAAGACGGTCACAACGTCGCGCTTGTATCCTGCATGGCATTTAGGGCGCAACCCTAACCATCGTGTGATGTTGGTTAGTTATGGCGCTACGCTGTCGGACAAGAACAGCCGAACAGCACGCAACCTAATTACCTCCCCCTACTATCAAGCGATCTTTCCTGAGGTGCAGTTAGCCCCTGATAGTCGCGCTGTCGATAGCTGGAATCTCGCGGACGCCGATGGCGGCGTTGACGCTCTCGGTATCGGCGGCGGCGCGACAGGCAAGGGCGCTCACATCCTCGTGATTGACGATCCAATCAAGAGTAGGGCGGAAGCCGAAAGCATCACCTATCGCGAGGGCAATTGGGACGCGTTTACGAGTGACCTGTACACGCGTCTTGAACCGAGCGGCGCGATCATCCTCATGGCTACGCGCTGGCACGCCGACGACTTAACGGGGCGTGCGCTGCAAATGTCCGATGAGGGGTGGAAGCGTTTACGGTTGCCAGCGTTAGCGGAAGACAACGATCCATTAGGGCGCGAATACGGCGCGGCGCTGTGGCCTGACCGCTTTAGTCGTGAAGGTCTTGAACGCGTGCGAACAGCTATCGGCGCTTACGATTTCGCGGCGCTGTACCAACAATCCCCACTGCCATCCGGCGGCGGGTTGTTCGATGCGACCAAGATCGAAGTGGTGGACTACGTACCCGAATGCAAACAGGTTGTCCGCTTCTACGATCTCGCGGTGACAGCAAAGAAGACGAGCGATTACACGGTCGGCTTGAAACTCGGTATCACCGCCGATGAGCGTCCCGTGATCCTCGACGTGTACCGCGCACAGCGTGAGTTACCCGACGTGCAAGAGGCGATTGTACAGAACGCGCAGATTGACGGCGTGGAAGTGCAGTTTCGTCTTGAAGCAGAAAAAGCGGGTATCGTGCAATTGCAATTCCTACACCGCGACCAGCGTTTACGCGCCTACACGTTTGACGCGAAAGCGCCCGAAGGCGATAAGTACACGCGAGCCGCGCCCGTTGCTGCCCGTGTGAACGCGGGTAGGGCAATGATGGTCAAGGCGGCATGGAATAGAGCATTTCTCGATGAACTAGCAGTGTTCCCACAGGGCGAACACGATGACCAAGTAGACGCCTTAAGCGGCGCTTATGACATGCTGTCGAACGGCATTGTCGATTGGGGGTATGACCTCACATGAAACAAGACGCGGTGAAGTCTGCAATTCAAAACTATATCGCGACGAACCGCGTTGACGCGACCTCGCGCGATCTGACCCGGCTCTATGCAACCTCGTCAACGGCGGGTGCGTGCGCTGACCTGCGCTCGGAATCGGTGGCGCAGGTTCCCATGCGCGTGAAGTCGAAGCGGACGGGGGAGGTGGTCGAAGACGATCACCCGCTTAACGCGATCTTTAGCGGCGCGTATTCGTTCCAAGACATCATGAAGCGCTCCGAACTGGCGATGTACTTTTGGGGGCGCAACCTGCTTCAAAAGAACCGCAACGCCTTCTATCTCACGAAGGGGTTGACGTGGGTTAATCCGAATATCTACCAGCTTGATTCGCTGATCAGCGGGTTGCGCGGGTTCCGTGTCTACGCGTCGTCGCGCTACCAGATCGAACCCGTCGCCTATATCCCGCTGCAAGACGCGGTGTATATGCATGAGGTCGATTTCGATGACGACTACGAGGGCGTGTCACCGATTGAACGCGCGTTCCTAGAGGCGTCAGGCGAAGTCGAGTTAGCGCAGACGGTGCTCGCGGTGTTCCGTAACATGGCGATCCCGGCAGCGATTGCGCAGCCCGCCGCTGACAGCAAACCGTCACCTGCCAGCAAAGACAACCTGACAGCGATGCTCCGGCGGCTCGTGCAGGGTACGATCAACGCGGGGCGCACGATTGTGTCGCCGGATCGGTGGGAGTGGATTCAACTCCAAAACCCGCTCAAGGATCAATCGCTTGACATTATCAGCGCGAATGCCCGTAAAGCCGTGTGCATTGCGTCGCGTGTGCCGCTCGAACTGATTGAGCCAAGCGCGGCGAACTACGCGACGTTCGAGGGGGCGCGGCGGGCGTGGGGGAACTCATGGCTCGTACCGCGCGTCAAGTGGTACGCCGCCGCGTTCACAGCGCAGATCGCCAGCGAATACGGTGACGAGTGGGTTGTCGAACCGGACTTCGATGACGTGCCGTTCCTCAAGGAAGACGCGGCGGCGCGCGTCAACGTCGTCACCGCGAAACTGACAGGCACGATGATTACTATCGGTCAAGCACGCAAGGAACTCGGTGACAAAGTGGACGCCGATCCCGTGCTAGACGACTTGTACCTCGTTCAAGGCATCCCCGTGCCGAAGGCGGTACTCCCGACCCTCTGGCAGTACCATTTCGCCCCCGCGCAGACGTCGCCCACAAACGGCGTTTTTAGCGCGTTTTCAGGTGGTCTGGGGCAAACACCCGCGATCAGCGGTAGCAACGCGCTAGCCACCCTTAGCGCCCCACAAACGCCCGATTTGCGCTTACTCGAACGTCCACCGGAAACGACGATCCCGGCGCTGCCTGCACCCGCGAGTACCAGTGAGAGCGCGTCTGCGAAACACGTTGACGCGGAAGCGGTGCTCAAAGAGTTGAAGGCATGGCAGGTGATCGCCGCCCGTGAACGCCCGCGTGATGGCAAAGGGACGAAGTGGGGGCGCGATTACAACTTCCAGATGACGACACCAGGCGCGGCGCTCATTCAAGCGTATGTGCGCCTAGCGCTCGATGACGGCGAAACCGTGACCGACGTGTTCGCGGTCGCGCGTGAACTGGTGACAGACGGCGCGAAAGCGTATGAGGACACGCGGCAAGCGTTTATCGCTGAGATGCGTAACATCATCGCACAGGGACAGGCGTCGGAGGTCTCGCGTCAGAAGTTTGGCGGGCAAGTCCGCTCGATTGTTCGGCGCTACGGCTTACGAGCTATGCGCGACGGGATGCGTACCGTCGGCTATGACCCCGAATCATTCAGCATGGAAGAACTTGCGGCGTTCCGTTCTTATCAAGAAGAACAATCGCAGTTCATTTCTAAGTTTGCCTCTGAGGTCTTCAAGCAGGGGATTAGCGAGGCGGAGGTCGCAATCCGCGCCGACTATTGGGCAAACGTGACACTAGAGAAAGCGCGCGAACTCGGCATCCTGCTCGGCAAGCCTAATCAAGCGATGATGTGGGTACTCGGCAACACGGGCGAACATTGTGTTGATTGCGTGCGCCTCAACGGGCAGGTTCACACGATGAAAGAGTGGATTGACAGCGGGTACACGCCAACATCAGGTAAGACCGAATGTCATAGCTTTAACTGTCTCTGTGAACTCCGACCGACCGACCTACCTAAGCGGGGGAACTTCTGATGATTACCCGTGACGAGTGGAATGCAATGGACGATCAGCAGCGTTGGGACTTGTTTAACGCGATGCAATGGGAGATCGCGCAAGCAGACAACGCCGTTGACGCTGGCGACGATGACGAGGACATGACGTATGAACGCCCGAAGCCAGATCCCGCACGCCGACCGAAACCGGGCGCGAACGCAAGCCATTACGTGACCGAGATTACGCCATGATCCGCAGTGACACGATCTATAACCTCAAGTCGCTGAACAACGCTTACGCGGTCGCGCAGCAGTTTCCCGAACACGCGGCAACGTATGGCGAACAGTTGTTTCGCAAGTATGAACCGCGCTTTCTTGAGGAGGCGCGTTATCGGCCTGCGCAATCGAAGAACGGGCTGAATAGCGGGCAACCGTTCCAATGGTCACTCGATCCCCGTGCTAACGCGAGAGCGCGTGCCTACTTCTTTGCCAAGTATCCCAACGGCTACAAGCGGACAGGGAAGTGGGATCGCGGGTGGGTACTGCGCTTTGACCGCCCAACGCGGAACACGTTCGGTTTCACGCTGTTCGGCAACGGACGCGAGAAAGAGTTCACGAGCGGATTTCTCAATCGGCAAGCGCCGAATCGTCCGATCATCGGTCACTTGCGGTCGGGCTACATCCCGATTAAGCGCACGGCGGACTATTGGTCGAACGCCTATCAAGACGAGTATGCACGCGGGTTTCCCGCTTACGTTAGCGGGTTAATCAGCAAGGGGTGACATGACCGCGAAACTAGAAGTTATGCAAAACGCGCACGGCTGGTTTTTCGTTGGCGTGAAAACGTCCGATGACGAGTACACGCGCGTGTCCCCCTACTTCATGAGTGAGGGCGCGGCGCAGCGTTGGCTAGACGAGTATCTAAAGCAGAAGCAGCAAGACACGTAACAACAACCTATCGTATATCCCCAAGAGCAGGGGCGGGACGCCGCTGGTGTGGGAGGGTAACACCTAACCTAACCAGAGGCGTATCATGCATAAAACCTGTTCGGGTTGCGATGCGAACCCCGCACGAACCCCCGATAACTTCGCTTACGACAAGAGTTCGCCCGATGGCCTGTTCCACCGCTGCAAGGTGTGTGAAGCGGATCGCGTGAACATCTACTACTACGAGAACCAACTCGCGATCAGCGACAAGCGCTACGAGCGCCGTCTCACCGATCCCGACTACGCCGAACGCGAACGCGAGGCAACGCGCAAACGGGTTGCCGCCTACCGCGCACGGCAGCGGGAACAGTTAGCGGCGTCCGCGTGAATGTGGTATAATTGAGGAAACGAAAAAGCCCACGCGCTAACGTGGGCACATCCGCCACCGGAGGTCAACCAATGGTGAATACCCGACAGTATACCGCAAAACAGCGCGTACTTGTCAAGATTGACGGCGTGCAGGTTGAAGGCGTAACTGAGTTCAGTTCTAAACACGAGTGGGGTGATACCGTGACGGTGTTCATCTCGCGCGACCATATACCTGAAAGCCTCTATGCGCGATTTCCAATTGCCGAGCATCCCGAATGGGACGGCATAAAGTGGGGCGCAGCGCATGAGAATATCGATTGGCTAGATGATCCACGCTACCGCTACGAACCGCCGTTCGCGTCTACCGATCACGCGGCAACATGGCGACAGCGTGAACAGTTCATGCAGGAAGCGGTACGGTACGGTTTCCCCGTTGACAGCGAACTTTTGTTCGAGGTCACAGTGCGGATCGCCGCGCACATGGATACCTATTGGAACGAACAGGCGGCGGCAGGGATCGCGAACATGCTGATCGATTTAGCCGATCAGGGCTTGATAGACGAGCTACAGCGACTAGTCGAGAAGCGTAAGCGGGGCGGTGCGGTATGAGTGATCAGCAATACATTGCTGGACAACGTGCTTTTGTAGATATCGATGGCGTACAGGTTCAATGTACGCTAGTCTTTGATAGCGAAAATGTGGCATGGCACGATGACAGCGGAAAATGCTACGTCCGCATTCTGCGTGAGGATATTCCCGAAAGCCTCTATGCGCGATTTCGGGTTGGTCAATTCCAAGAGTTGCATAGCGTTGATTGTCGCGTGGAAATAGGTAGCGTAACGCTTGAAGGCGGCGTGGCTGAATGATGTTCGCACATGTAAACGGAAAGATTGTCTTTAACTCTAATCGAGCATATCCACTCTTACGAATTAAGCGCGGGTATGCGCTGACATTCTTTACAATCGGGTTATCTCGTTACTGTTCCGTATTCATTGCGTTGGGGAAGGGGCGTGTATGGCAAATAGGCATCAACCCGCGATACTTTCGCCGCGTTCCCCTCTAGCTAACCCCTAGCACAACCTAACCCGAACGCCCGCCATCACGCGGGCGTTTTTATTTCCACATGTAACGTCTACACAAAATGCAATCCTCCATTACCGTAAAGACATCACCGAATGAGAGAACACCGTGACCGATCAAGCCCCTGACAACGTGACAAACGATAAGGCGGAATTCCGCCAGTACACGTACAACGGTGTAACCGTACAGGCGACCGGACGGCGTTCTAGTTCGCGCGACGACAAGAAGTACGAGCGCACGGTCAAGGTGGACGGCAAGGAGTATACCGTCCACTATGGCGACCCTGATATGGAAATGCAGCGCGACGTTCCCGAACGGCGTGAAGCGTTCCTTGAGCGGCACTCATGCAGCACCAAGAAAGACCCGCTTGCACCCGGCTTTTGGGCGTGTCTGGATTGGCAGCGCACCGATGAGAAGTCCGCGAAAGCCGTCACCGCGTCACCGGACACGTTGACCGATACCGACCGCGCACGCTGGCAGGAGACGTATGATGCCGTGTTCGCGGAAACGAGCGACGACGTGAAAGCGGAGTTAGCGGCGTGGGGCGCGGTGCGGAAGGCGTACATCCTGCGTATGGCGGGGAAGTCGGCGCAGGGTAATCCCATGATCGAGGGGTGGGCGATGAAGTTCACCGACGAAACCGACAAAGACCTCGATGACCAGTTCTTCGATGAAGCAACCGCAACCCTTCTTGAATACTACGCGGGTGCGCCGTTGTGGATGGAACACGGGTACGATGACGGTTACGGGCCAATGCCTATTGGTAAGCGTACAAGCGCAGAAGTGTACCGACATGGCATTTACTTGGAGCACGAACTGCATCCCGATCATCCGATGATTGAGCGCACGATAGAGGGGATTGAAAACGGGGAATTCTCCTATTCAACCGACGCTATTTCTCATTACGTCAGAGACGGTTATGAGGCGGCAACGGGACGTTTAGGTGTATGGCCTATGGCAGGGTGTTCACTGACCCGTAATCCGGCTGAACCCGGTCTCGGCGCGGTGACAATGCGAGAGTTTGCGGCGTCGGTCAAAAGCGCACGCCTGACAGCGAGCGGGGCGGACAACGTGAGCGCGGTAACGGAAGGCAGAGGAGCAAAAAGCATGGATGAGGTAATTACCGGATTGGCGGAATTCTTCGGCATCGATGCCAACGTGGACGCGGTGAAGTCGGCTACGGCTGATCTGATCGCGAAAATGAATGGCATGGGTAACGAGGAAGACACGCCGGAAGATGAGCAGAAGGCAGACGCGCCCGACATGGCGCAGCTTGCCGCCGCGCTCGGTTTGCCGCCAGAAGCTGACGCGCAAATGTTAGCGGCGCGGCTGAGTGAACTTCTGGCAATGCTGCAACCGCAGTCGGAAGAGATGGCAATGGAGAGCGCGGGCGCATCCGTTCCCGTGCAAGCGAAGTCGTTCAATTTTGCGGCGTTATCGGCGGCAACGCTGGCGGCGGCGAAGTCCGCGCCCGCGATTCCGTCGGAGTTGCCGAAGTATACGGGTCAGAAGACGGCGGGGGTGAAAGTGGCAAACGTTAACTTGGGAGCAAAAGCGCCGGGTCTAGCCGATTTGGTGCTCGGCGTGGTCGGCAAGAAGTCGGAATCGGCTATGAAGGCGATGGGGTATTCCATCGGATCGAACGGTGGTTACTTCCTCCGTCAAGAAGTCGCGAACGAGATCATTGAACTATTCCGCGCGCAGACCGTCGTTACGCAGTTGGGCGCGACCGTTGTCCCGATGGCGGGTATCGAATCGCTGACCTACCGCAAGCAGTTGACGGGCGCACAGGCGGGGTATCGTGGCGAAGCGCAAGCGATTACGCAGAGCGAACCCACGTTCGGCGTGGTCAACCTGCAACTCAAAGAACTCGTTGCCGCGACCCGCGTGAACCGTCGTCTGCTGCGCAACAGCGCGGAAAACCTCGAAGCGATGATCCGCAATGACTTGCAGATCGCGATCAACCTGCGCGGCGATAAGGCGGCGTTGGTGGGTACGGGCGGCATTGCGAACGACAGCTACAGCACGGGCGCGGAACCGCGCGGCGTGCGCTATACGACCAACGTGACTTCGACAGCGCTCGGCACGAATGGCGCTGTACCCGCGATTGAAGATTTCGTGGATGCGTGGGGGCGTATCGAAGACGCCAATGTTCCGGTTTCCGGTTCGTGGGGTATCGCGATGTCACCGCGCACGAAGCGCACGCTCGAAAACTTCGTGGATACCACCGGGCAGTTGTTGGACGTGGCGCGTTGGTCGCAGGGGTATAAGTACCTGACCACTACGCAGATCAGCAACACCGAGACGGTGGGCAGTTCGAGCGATTGTTCGGCGGTCTACCTCGGCGCGTGGGAATACTTGATCATCGGCTTGGGTCAGGATGTGGAAATCAATGTGTCGGAAGAAGTCTACCGCACCACGGGCGAAATCTACATCGAAGCGATCATGATGCACGATTGCGGCGTTGCACAGCCCGACGCGTTTGAAGTCCTGACGGGCGTCCGCGCCTAACATCGGAGGAGATGAGACATGTTGAGTTTTGACCTCGCAGATCAGTTATACATCGCGAATACGATTGCGAACGCCGCCGCGTCAACCGCCGACGGTTCGACGCTCGATGGCACGGGGATCGATATTGGCGAAATCAGTGGAACGGTGCTCGTTCGCATTGACGCGGCGGCGGCTTCCAGCGGTGAAACTATGACGTTCACCGTTGAGCACTCCTACGACAACAGCACGTTCGCGGCGGTCTCGGCGTCCGCGCTGGTGACACCAGGAACGGGCGCGGCGGGAACGTTTACGCAGAACACGGCCTCGGTCGCGGTCAATGAAACGTTGGCGCTTAAGCGCGACCTGTTGCGCCGCTACATTCGCGTGAAGGGCACGGCGGCGGGCAACGGCACGCCGACGTACATCGTCAATGCGCTTGTGCTCGGCATCAAGAAGTACGATAGCTAAGGGAGCGCGACAATGCCAGTTTTCGGAAATCGCAGCGCCGCGTATCGTGATAACGGGCGTATCCCCGTTGACCTCGGCGTGCGCGACGCAATCAATCAGCAGGTGTTGACGACGGGCAACGTGTTCTACGTCAACAGCAGTACGGGCAGCGACGGCAACGCGGGTACGTCGCCCGAACAACCGTTCGCGACGCTGGATTGGGCAATTGGGATGTGCACCGCCTCCAACGGTGACGTAATCCTGCTCATGCCGGGTCACGCGGAAACGTTGAACGCCGCCAGCGACATCACGGCGGACGTTGCCGGGGTGAGCATCATCGGTCTCGGTATCGGCGCGAACCGCCCGACGTTTTCGTGGAGCACGACGGATTCGACGTTCGTTGTCAGCGCCGCGAACGTGCGGATTAGCAATATCCGCTGTACCGCGACGGTTGACGAAGTGGTCAAGTTGTTCTCGGTGACGGCGGCTCGCGTCGTGTTCGACAGGGTGGACTACTTCGAAACGACCTCGGCGCAAGCAATCCAATTTCTGCTCACGACAGCAGCGGCGGATTACCTTGAAATGCGCAATTGCTATCACTATCAGGTGACGGCGGCGGGTTCGGCGCAGTCGTGGATCGCGCTCGTCGGTATTGACGGTGGGATCATCGAAGACAACACCTTCCGTCTCACGCTCAACAACGCGGCGGGCAGCGTGACCATTCACGGATCAACCGCTTGCATCGGCACGGTTGTACGCCGCAACACGATTGTGCAATTAGGCGGTACAACGCAGGTGAGCGGCATCCTGTTCGTGGACTCGTCAACGGGTGTCTTCGTTCACGACAACCGCGTCGCCGTCGGCAGCACCGCGCTTGCGGGCGTTGTGGACGTGGGTAACGCGGGCTACGCGGCGGAAAACTACGCCCTCAATACGGCGGATCGTTCCGGTATCCTTGACCCGGTGGCAGACACGTAAACTCAGCAGTAGGGGAGGGTTAAACGCCCTCCCCGAAAGGCGTATCAATGGCTATCAAGTCAACACAGTTAACGACGACGGCGGTGATCGACGCCACCATTGCCAGCGGCGCAAGCTTATCAGGTGAAGTTTATCTCGGCGGCTACGCGCTCGCGGCGATGATCGTCCCGTCAACGTGGGACACGGCAACCGTGGCAACGTTTAACCTGTCGTTAGACGGGACGACGTACTACAACATGTACTATGACAGCAGCGGCACGTTGACCGAGTACAGCGTCCCCGCCGCCGCATCGCGCTATATCGTGCTTGACCCGGCGAAGTTCTTTGGCGTGCAATATCTCAAAGTCCGCGCGGGTACAGCGGGATCGCCGTCGGCGCAAACGGGTGACACCGTGGTCTCGTTCGTCGTGTTCCCGGTGTGACCATGCTGCCCTATACGCCGTACCTGACCACGCTTGAATACATCCGGCAGAACCGCCGCCCATTAGCATCCGAGACTGACGACGACGCGCTTCTGCTCTCGTTCATCAAGGGCGCTTCTAGCGCCGTGGGGCGGGATACACAGCGCGTTTTCGTGCCGTACAAGGCTACCTATGCCTTCGATGCGCTAGGGCAGCATCTGGGCGGCAATACGGGCGCTCCTGACACCTTGTACCTTGACGACGACCTGCTCGAAATCACGACGCTCACGAACGGTGACGCGACCACGATCACGGGATCGGCGTATGCGCTGTACCCGGCGAACGTGTACCCGAAGAACGAGATCGCGTTGAAGGGATCAAGCGGGCTGACGTTCACGTACTCGACGGATTGGGAACAGGCGATCAGTATCGCGGGCTGGTGGGGGCACGTTCCTCATTACGCGACCGCGTGGAAGCTGGAAACGGCGATCAACGACGCCGACGGCATCACTGCCAGCGACACCGCGTTGACCGTAGACACGACCACGGCTATCGAAGTCGGCGGGTATCTCAAGATCGATAGCGAGATCGTGCGCGTGAGCGCGGCGTCGTCGGCAACGGCGTACACGATTGTGCGCGGCGAACTCGGAACGACGGCAGCGACGCACGCCGATAACGCGGGCGTGTACGTGTATCAGTTCATCCCTGACTTACAGCACGCCGTCACCGAGCTTGTATCGTACCTGTACAAGAATAAGGACAACATGGGCGGGCGGGTCAGCGTGTTCGAGGGCGGGATTTTGCAGGTGAGCGATCTTGACCCGACCGTGAAGGACATCGTGCGCAACTACAAACGCACGGTGTACTCGGCGGTGTAGCGATGACGACCGTTCTTGAAGACATCCGCGCACGGCTCCACGCGATCAACCAGACGATCAGCGGGGTTAAGTCACGCGCGGCGTATGACACGAACATCGAACAACTAGCGCCCGTGATTGTGCCGATCCTTGGTGCGATGACGCGCAACGTCAATAACATCGGGTCAGAGCACGCCGAGGAAGTCCGCACGTATGACTTGTTGCTCATCGTGGGAGCGTGGAATGAATCGCTCCCAAGCGTGAGCGTACAGGGGGTGGCGGATCGACTTGTACCGCTGGTACACGCGGCGTATCTCTCACGCCCGCGTTTGGAACTCAGCGGCGCGGCGCTCAATTACGTCAAATCGGTCAAGGTCGGCGGCGACAGCGGGTTAATCGCCGTCGGGGATTACGCGGCGGTACGCATCCCGCTCACTATCACGTATACGACAGCTTACACCATCAATGGGGGGTAAGAAGTGGCAACAGGACATATCGCGGGGTTCTACCACGCACAATTTGCACTCAGAAACAGTGACGGGTATCCGGTGGGCACGGTTGCTGATCCCGAAAGTATCGCGAACGGAACCGAGATGCACGCGTACAAGTTGACCGCACCCGTCGAAGCCACCGCGCTCACGTTTCCGCGTGAAGCGGCGCTCTTTCGCGGTGGTCAGCAGATTCTAGGGCGGCGCATGTTGGGGATCACCGACGTGAGCAGTTTTGACATCACGCTCTCGGCATTCGATGAGACCTTCCACGCGCTCGTTACCGGGTCATCGGTGGACACGACCATTGCGTCCTCGAACACGGTGACGACAGGTAACGCGAACCTTGCCGACCCGCCGCAGGGCATCCTCCTATTGACGCTCGGTTTTCAGACCACGACGGGCACGAACAAATACATCACCTACGGCTACCCTAACGTGCAGATCGCGGAAGCCAGCGCGGGCGCGGGGAGTCAGGCGGGCGGCGAAAACCCGAACCCGTCGCGCTACACGGTGACAGTCAGCTCGTCCACGCGGACGATCTTTGGGTTGCCGTTCTCAGTAACGACGCTCGGCGCGGAAAACAACGCGGACTTTTACATGCGTTATGTGACCACGCTCCCCGTCGCGCTGTCCTCGTTCAAGGCGGATACCTCGGACACGTCGTTCCTTGTCGGGTATCGCCCGGCGGTCAGTGAGCACGCCGGGGCGCGGAATGTCTTCACGAAGAACGGCACGCAGGGTCACACTGACGTGTCCGGCGTAAACACGACGACGGGCGCAATCACGATCAGCAGCGCGACCGCCGCCGACTTCTGGGTCGCGGTCTACGAGACGCAGTTCGTCGCCATCTAAACACACCGATAATCGCACAGGAAGCCCGCTAGAACGCGGGCTTTTTGTATTCTAGGGGTAAGTGCTCATGAACCTCAAGCAGTACGCCAATAAACACGTTTCCGGCGGTGTGACGTGGTATCTCATGCCGTATACGACGTTGAGTTTCCAGAACGCTCGCGATCAGTTCATGAAGTCGCGCCCAATTGTCACGTGGTCAGATGCCGAGTACACGTTTGTCTGGCTTGAGGGGTACGCGGTCGATCTCGAATTCGCTGACACGTTGACCGCCGAAGAACAGCGACTTGCGGACTATTGGAATAACCGCCCGTCCGCCATTATGGAGCGCTGGCACGCTTTCTCGTTCCTCGTTGACACGGATACATCGAACACGTTTTGGGTCGCGTTTGAGGCTACGCGCAACAAGCAGATCGAAAGCGTAGAACCCGTAGTGGAAGCAGAACTCCCAAACTCCGTACCCGCCAGCGTGAACGACTAACCCCTCACTGGCGGGCAATTGCCGAAGCGCGTAATCGTGACTACGACGAGCTAACGCTCGAAATGCCGGACGCGGTGTTCACGATGGACGCTGAACTCCTTCGGCATTGTTGGTTAGCGAAAGAAATCAGCGGACAAATCTATCACCCTGACTTTGTGCGGTCTTTGCCCGTGCATTACCTAGACGAGCTTGCCATGTATGGACAGGGCGTGAAGTTCTTTCAAGACCTCAAGCGCCGCCCGACAGGGATGGAGTAACACCCATGAGCCAAAACAGCGTATCGAGCGTGATCCTGCGCTTTGCACTTGATGAGCAATCACAGCGCCGCGTTCTCAAGGGCGTTGGGGATATTGAGCAGGTGCTTTCGCAGACCCGCCGACGGATCGTTTCCGTCGAGGACGCGGCGGCGGGCTTGAATGCGGAGTTTGCCGATCTCGCCCGCGCGAAAGCGATTGATAACCTGTCAGCGGACGCGATCAAGGCGGCGACGGAGACGGGGGATTGGGCGCGTGAACTCGAACGCGTGTCAACGTTGTTGTCTGAAATCGGCGCAAGCGACAGCGAGATCAAGCAGGTTGCGCGGTCACTATCGGAGGCACAGACCACGCGCGGGGTGCGTGGTGGTGGGAGTAGCAATCGCGGCGGCGGTGGACTTGAGAACGTAGACCGCTTTGGTACAACCGGATCGCAAGTCCTCAGCGCGTTAGGGCAGGGTGAGGCAGCAAACGCCGTCGGCTTAATTGGTGATGTTGCACAAGGGTTTTCGACGCTTAACCCGCTGATGCTCGGCATCACGGGTGCGACGGTTGCGTTTACCGCTGTCATCGGCAACGCGATCAACGAAACCAACCGGATCACGGAAGCGACGAAAACGCGCATTGAAGCCGAACGCGCGGCGGCGGTCTTTCTCCGTGAATCCAATCGTGAACAACTTGAGGAACGGTTAGCGGATCTCCGTGTACAGTTTGAGGTTGAATCCGAGCTCTATAATCGTTATGCGCAGGAACGCCAGCGCATTCTAGACGAGCTTAATCCGGTTGATGAGGCGCGAGCGTGGGCAGGGTTAGCTTACGGTGAACTACGCGCGTTTGACGAGGCGGCAACGGCATCTAACCAGACGTTATCACGGCTCTCGCTTGAGATTGAAGCGCTCAACGAAGGGTTGATGAACAACGCGACCGCGACCACCGATGCCGCGATTGCGGCGGAGCAGGCGGCGGCGGCGGAAAAGGAATTAGACGACGCGCGGCAGCGCTTCGTAGAGGAGCAACTCCGCGAAACGGCGGCAGCGTGGGATAACCTCACGCAATCCAGTGTCAGCGCACAGATCGCCGTTCAACGCTTGACCGAAACACAGCGAACCGAACGCATCGCGGAAATCGAACGCGAGATCGAAATCCTGCAACGGGTCAGCGAATCGACGCGCATTTCGTCCGAGTACGCCGACAGCCTCAACAAGCGGATCGCGGCGCTCTCCGTCGAAAGCATGATCCTCGCGGACGCGACGAACACGTTAGCGGACGGCGCACAGGAAGCAGCGGACGCGCTGAAAGCGCAAGAGGAAGCAACCGCGCTCATCAGTCAGCAGACGGATAACTACTTCACCGCTGTCACGGCAACTGTTAAAGCGCAGGAAGCGTTGACCAAAGCGCAGCAGGACGCGCAAAAAGTCTATGACGACTACATGGCGAAGTCGCTGGAAATCAGCACGCAGACCGCCGAAAAAGAACGCGAAATCCTCGCGGACGGCGGTGACAAGCGCGCGGACATCGAACGCCGCACACAGGATGCCATCGCGAAAACGATGCGCGAATACGGGCGCGAACAGTTTAACGCCGTTGCCGAGCGTGATGCGCTGGCGGCGTATCAGGCGAAACAACGCGCCGAAGACCAACTGACCGACGAACAGAAGGCACGGGCGGACGCCATCAAAGAGCAGGAGAAAGCGCAAGCAAAAGCACTCGCGTCCCTGCAATCCTCCGTGAACCAGCAGACGCGGACGCTCGAAACCAGTTACCGCAATCAGCAGGCGCTTGCTGGAAACGCCGCGCTCCGTGCACAAATCGACTTGCAGAACGCGAAAGCGTCGGAAATCGCCATTGCTGCCAACGGCGCGAACGGGATGCGTACCATCTACTCGAATTTTTGGGGGGCGCTCACGGCGGAAACAGTCAACGGCGTCACCGCGATCCTAACGCAAACGCGCAAGCTTGTGGGCGGCATGGGCGGCACATCGATGTACGTGAACGGTGTGAACGCGGGATCGCCCGCCGCCTACGATCTGTATGGCGTCGGTACATCCACGCGCACGACAACGCAAGCGGTGTTTGGCGCGGTTGACCAACGGCTCAATCAATACTTCCGCACAACGGGGATCACGAGGGACTAGTCATGGCACAGACCTATTTCTCAATCGGTTCAACGCTGGCGGGTCTCACGAACATCGAAAGCACTTACGGCCTCATCGCGAACGTGTTACCGGATGCGCGGATACCGCTTACGGGCGGTATCCGGCGTCGGTCGTTGGCGGGAGTGAGCAGAGCAGACGGATTTATCAATGGCGTACTGCGCGTTGATTTCGCGGCACAGTCCGAACTCGATAGTTTCGTCTATGCGATCTTTGGTGGGTACACGACGGTCAGCGCGGCAAAATACATGACGCTGATTGACGAGACGGGGCACTATAGCTCGTTTTACGGGTATATTGACAAGCCATCATCAAGCGTAGTCAGCGGCGGATACCTGCGCAATATCGAGTTTCAGTTAGCGGCGCTCACGTTGCAAACGGTCACGAAGACAAGTAACGCTACCTTGACCGCCTCGGAGCGGCTCGTTTATGCGAGCACAGCGTCGGGTAACGTGACGTTGACACTCGTTGCCGCTTCATCGGTGCAAGCGAATACAGTGGTCAGCGTGGTCAAGACTTCGGCAAGTAATACGCTCTCCATTCAACGCGGTGGCTCCGATACGCTGAATGGCGGAACGTCGGCAATCACGCGAACGGCAAACTACGCCCGCGTTGACCTCGTGAGTGATGGCGTGTCAGCGTGGGTAACGATCTAAGGGATACACTATGCCCGATATGAGCCTCAACCTGTCCGCCCTGCGCGGCGCACATTCTGCACGCTACTTTGTGACCCCGCTACTCGGAAGCCTCGTTTACTCGGCAACCGTGACCAGCGCGACCACAACCGCGATTGCGATCACGGGCGGTAGTGGAACCATCGGCAACGTCAAGCGCGGTTTCCGCGTGGTCATTCTCAGCAGCGGGGGAGACTACAAAGGAACCGTGAGTGTGCGCCACAGTGGAAGTATCACGACTAGCAGTATCCCCATCCGCGAAACCTCATCGGGCACAGTAAGCATTGTCAGCGGCGATCTTGTGCGTGTCTATAACATGCCAATGCTTGTCGATAAGTTGGTTGAAGCAACCGCAGAATTCGCGCCCGATGGTATCGCGGTTTCGACGGAAACATTGTCAGCGCGCCCGCGCGTTTGCTCTGGTGGGTGGGACGTTGGGCGTTTGTCGGGCGGTGCTTACTACTGTTACCTTAAGGGCGGGGATAGTGACGTTGTAGACCCTGCGAGCACAACAGTCACTCACCTTTGGGAAACAACGGGCGGGTCACTGTCGAGTTCGAGTGATCCTGAACCGATCCTCACACTGTCGGCGGCGGGTTTCTATCTGGTTACGCACACTGTCACCGATGACGACAACGGGCAAACTGAGGTTCAGTACGTGCCCATTTACATCCATGACGACACAGATACGCCTTACGAATGCCTGATTAACTCCATCAACGGTGATGCGTCGTTAGGGTTCAACGCGAGCATTGAACTATTTGAGAACGCGACCTTAGATGACTTGCCCGACGGTTGCGCTGTCATCGTGTGGGCAGAGGATACGCTGAACGGCGTTAATCGTGCCTATGGTGCAAAGGTTGACGAGCGTTCGCATATCCTCATGGTCGGATACTTGCGCCGTGATACCGCGCGGGCAATCGGGGGGACTGGGCTACAACAGGTAGAGTTTGAAGTCGTTTCGCCATTGGCTAAACTGGCAGAACTCCCCGGTTTTTCAAAGGTACTCATCAACGAGGCGTCGCCGGATGCGTGGAGTGAGGTTTATGATCTCGGCGTGTTCCGCGCAATCATGATGCTTATGCGCTACTATACAAGCGCGTTGCACTTGTTTGACCTCTCGTTTGAACTGTTCACCGATTACGATTATCCCGCGCTATACCTGCAGAAGTCGAACCCCTATGAACAAGTCAAAGAACTTGCGGACGCGGTGGACAGTCGCCTCGTGTGTGATCGCGGTGGACACTTTGAGATTCAGCGCCGCCTCGAACTCACGCCGTTAGACGAACGCAGCGTACCCGTTACCACGATCACGCTGACAACGGCAGACATCATCGATTACGAGTGCACGCGGGAGCACTACCGACCTGTTGAGACGTTCCGCGCCCGTGGATTTGTCAAAGGGCATCAGGATAACACACCGCTGTTTGCGCGGTGGCCTGCTACACCGAGCTTAGGTAGTCAGTCCGCGCTGATCGACAAGTTAATCGCGGACAGCGCCGCCGATTTACTAGAGCGCTGTGCTCTGCGTGGGGCGTATGAGGATAAGGTGTTCTTTGACACCGATGGTCTGCAACACCACGCGCCCACGCTGCGCTTGACCCTGTTTGGCGCATACGCGCGAATCTTCCAGTTTTACGCCGAATGGATCGCTTTTAGCGGCGTGACGACGTTACGCGGCGTCAATCTTGCCGACTTCCGCTGGATACTCCAATCCGTGAGCGAAAGCTTCGAGGGCGGTACGACAACAACCACCGTCACCCTGCAAGCGGAGACAGCGGCGGATGGCGCAACGTCTGCGGACGACACCCCCGACGCCGGGAGTGTTGCGCCTACCGATCCCGGCATCACGTTTCCGCCGATCCTGACGACAAACCCGATTGTAGATGCGAACGGTTTGGCGGGCACAACAGATCGACTCGCAGTCTTCGACAGCGGCGGCAACAGCGTTCACATTGTCGAGGACGTGCGTTCCCTCCTCACGGGCGGCACGCCGTCATCGACCGAAAACGTGCTTTCGTTAACGGGCACGCTGGCATCGTTCGTTTACACGGCGGGATCGAGTGTAGATGGCATTATCGCGACGACTTCACAGGTACGCAAGATCAGCGACATTTTCGGATCACGAACACTCGGCACGGCGCAATCGTACACGGCAACCAACGCCGCGCAAGTGCAGTTACAGACCGAACGCGGCGACCCTGATAGCGCCATTGTGATCCGCTACTATGACACAGGCGGCACACTGGCACACTACACTACCGACGGCGGCGCAACGTGGGCGGCATCATCGGGGTTAACGACGAACTACGACACGAATTATCTAAACAATACACCGAACTGGTGTCCCGGTGTCTACGTTGATCCGCGCGGCAACGGCGTCATCCTGACGACCTGTCACACGTCAACAGCGTCACCGCCGAACGCGGCGTTCTATCGCTCAACGGACGGCGGTGCAAATTTTTCTAGCTATGCACCGTCAGGGTTGACGATTTCGAATTACAACTCTCGGTGCGTAGTGCGCCCACTCAATCGGCCTGATGATGTCGTATTCTACGGCGACGCTGTGATTTCGACGATCCCGCGTTGTCGTTTAACCCGTGTCATCGGCACGACTAAAACGGATATTAGCCCCGTCTACGATGGCAAAACCTACGGCGTTAGCCTTTTGGGTTCACAACGTGGCTTCTCGGTTGCCGATGGTGATCCAAACGCGGGAGTTTTGATTGGTCTCGACAATACGGGCGCGGGTGGATTTCGCGGCATCTTCCAGACGTTTAACGCGTTGGCTCCGTCGCCAACGTGGACGCCGATCCTCATTCCCGCGTTAGCGAGTGGTATCCCGTGGCGCGGCGCTTACTACACCGACCGCCACACGATCTACTTGTTCGGCACGAGCGGTGCTTTTGGTATCGCGAAATACAGCGCGGGGACATGGGGTCTCTACAGCATGACGATCAGCGGTTGCGGAGATATTGTCGGTATCGCAGGAGGGTAGCCATGAGCCTATTTGATCAGAACCTAAACGCCTTCCGCGCTCTGCGTCCAAACTACACGAACAAACGCACGGGCAAACTCGGCAAGTACAACGACGACGGGTCAATTAACTCCGACGTGAGCTATGGCCTGACTGCCGATTACTCATGGGTACGCTTCAACGAAGATCGCGCGGCAACGCGGGTCAAGAATCTCAACGTGCGCCGCGAATGGGGTACGCCTGTTTGGGTGGAATTCAACGAACTCACGCGCGAAGACGAGGTAACGGGCGTTCACACAATTCTTGCGCCCGCTGTTTTTGGTGGCGAAATCGCGGCGGCTCTGAATAATCCCGGTATCCCTGCCAGTGTGTCAACGCCCGTTAGCGCCAATGACGTAATGCCGGGGCGCGTGGTGACACTCAGCAGCGGCGGGCTAGTTGTGCGGATTTGGGCAACATGGACGCCACACGGCGCGTATTGGGATGGATCTACGCTGATCACACTGACGCCAACGGCAACGAGTAGTAAGCGTTCGTTCGCGTGCGTCGGCATCGACAACACGGGCGCGGCGGTAACGACGCTTTCGACAGATCGCGCGCTTTCGTATGCGTTCACGGATGCCGAGGGCACGCTGTCAACGTTGGGCGCGGATGACATTAAGACGGTCATGGATGCCGATCCGACGACGTGGTGGTGTGGTGCGGTGTTGCTGTCTAATGGCGATACCAGCATAGATCCCGCGCGGATCTATGACCTCCGTTTCTGGAAACAACCAGCAACCTCGTTCACGCTGGCGGGGGATAGTGGCAGTTCACAGAGTATCAGCGCAACCGACACGTTGACCGTCTCCGGTGGTGTCGGGTTGGCGTCGGTCGCGTCGGCAACGAATACGCTCACGCTCAACCTTGACATCCCAAGTTTGACGGCGGACGCTTCTCCCGATGGCGCGGCGGATTACGTCGTCACCTATGACGCGTCTGCCAGCACGCACAAGAAGGTGCTGTTAGACGATCTCCCCGGCGGCGGATCGAGCTATTATCAGACCCTCCGCAACAACGGATCGGCGCAGACACAGCGCGGGGCGCTCAACTTCATCCCCGGTACAAACATCAC